ATTGCCAGAACCGCACCTATATATCACCCTCCGTTGCCTGAGCCGATTGAATCAGCATCAATGGAGTGGAGAATATTGTCTCCTGATATCATGCAACAATATTTGAATAGTTTAGAAACGGGCGATGAACCAAGGGTTGCTTATTATGGACTTACTTCTCAAGGTTATGAGAACTTATCCATGACCATGGGGGAAGTTACCAGATATTTAGAGCAGATATTACATATTGTGGGTTATTATAGGGAAATGGACGAAGAAGAGGAAAATGGCACTGAGTAAAATACAATTTAGTCCTGGAGTGAAGCGCGAAGGAACTGCTCTTACTGCCCGTGGGGGTTGGTATGATGCTAATTTAATGCGGTTCAGGAAAGGGTTTGCTGAAAAAATTGGCGGTTGGGTTAAAGACACTGTCAATACTTTTCAATCTACTTGCAGGGCTTTACACGCTTGGGTTAATCTTGATTCAACAAAATATTTAGGCTTAGGTACTACATGGAAATATTACATAGAGTCTGGAAACATATTTAATGACATTACACCGATTCGAGCCACCACATCTGCTGGTGATGTGACTTTTTCTGCTTCCAATGGGGATGCAACTTTGACTGTAACTGATACTGCACATGGTGCAGTTCAAGACGATTTTGTTACTTTTAGCGGTGCAGCAACTTTAGGTGGGCTGATTACAGCTACTGTTTTAAATCAGGAATATCAGATAGCTACTATCACCAGTGCCAATGTTTATACCGTTGAAGCTAAAGATACAGACGGGGACACAGTAACAGCAAACAGTAGTGACAGCGGCAATGGTGGTTCTAGCGTAGTTGGTGCTTATCAGATTAATGTAGGTTTGGATGATTATGTTTCAGGCTCAGGATGGGGAGCTAACCCATGGAGTGATGGAACTTGGGGAGCTACAAGTGCATTGTCTGTAACCAATCAGTTAAGGCTTTGGACACATGATAATTTTGGGGAAGACCTAGTAATGAATGTACGGTTGGGTGGAATTTATTATTGGGACACCAGCGCTAAAACATTAGGTACAGACAGGGCTGTGGCTTTAAGTGATTTAACAAACGCTAATTTAGCCCCCACACTCGGATTCCAAGTTATAGTAAGCGATATTGACCGTCATGTTATTGTTTTAGGTGCAGATCCTCTGAATACGGGAGGTACTGCTAGGACAGGAACACTTGATCCAATGTTTGTTTGTTGGTGTGATCAGGAAAATATTACTGAATGGGAACCTAAGTCAATAAATACAGCAGGTTCTGTTCGGCTTTCTGCAGGTTCTATGATTGTAGGGGGAATAAGAGCTAGACAAGAGATCTTAATTTGGACAGACACTTCCCTTTATTCTATGAAGTTTATAGGACAACCTTTTATTTTTAGCACTAATTTAGTGAATGAAGGTGTAGGATTAATTGGACCAAAAGCCATGATAAATAGCCCTGTTGGTGTTTTTTGGATGGATAAAAAAGGAATTTATAATTATGGAGGGCAAATTCAACCTGTGCCTTGTGATGTTCATGATTATGTTTTTGGGAATATTAATGAAGGACAGGCGTATAAAGTGTTTGGTTTTTTGAATAAACGGTTTAATGAGGTCGGATGGTTTTATCCGTCAAGCAGTGCCACTGAGATTGATCGCTATGTTAGCTACAACTATTTAGAAAAAGTATGGAGCATTGGGCAGTTGGTTCGCAATGCATGGTTAGATGAAGGATTAGTAGAATACCCCAGAGCAGTCTACACGACTTCAGACGTGGGATATCTATACCAACATGAAACGGGAAATGATGCTGATGGTTCGCCCATGGACAATGTTTATATAGAATCAGGGGACATTGATGTTAGTGATGGAGAAGTGATTCAATACATTAACCGAGTTATACCTGATATCAATTTTATAGGGAACGGAGACGCTCAAACCATTAATTTTGTGCTTAAGACAAGAAATTTTCCAGGAGACAGTTTGACTACAAATTCTACCAGCAATGTAACTGCAACCACTCAAAAATTGAATCTTCGTGGCCGTGCAAGACAGGCTGTTTTGCGTTTTGAATCAGATGATGATAATACTGCTGCTTATACACTAGGAGTTGGCTTTAGAATCGGTGCTACACGAATGGGTGTGCGCCCAGACGGAAGAAGATAATGGGGCAATTACTTCAAACTGGATTACCCATGGCTTATGATCAAGTTGATCCGGACACTTATAATCGCCTG